GCTCGTGCCGGAAGCGCCGAACACGCTGCCGCCTCCGCCTCCGCCGACGGCGACCCACGCGGTACCGCTGTACTCGTAGAGCGCAGAGTCCGCAACGCTGTAAGCGAGAAACCCGGCCTTCGGTCCGTAGAATTCCCATAGCCCGCCCGGAGTGATCGGATTGTCCGTCGTCCACACGGCGATGGCATTCACCTGCCCGGCCCACGCGCCAGTTGGACTCGGCCCCACGATGTGGCGGTCACCGTTCGCTGGAGATCCCGGCGGCGCCGAGAGCGTGCGGTCTAGGACCGCGCACATGATGAGCGCGTCGTGCCCGCGCAAAAATTGCCGCAAGGCCACGTCGAACGTGTCGCCCGTGAGAGCGTTGATGAGCAATCCGAGATTCGGTCCGTTACTTGGCGGCATAGCTACCCTCCGAAGTCTTCGCCGAACAGCAAGCCAAAGCCTGACGGCTGCATCGTCACGACCAGCTCCTGCGGCATGAAGCTTTCCAGCGTTCCTACTTTTGAAAAAATCTGAATGGTGATCGGATCCGGGTGACCGTCCGCCAGGCGTTGCGCGGAAGTGTAGGTCCACGTTTCCAGAGTGACGCCGAGGTCCGAACGGATGATCACGGTATCGGCGGCGATGACGTAAACATCGAACACCTGCCCGGCCTCGCCTGCGACGTCGCCGGCGTCCTGCGCCACAAGCAAACCTGCCGCGGTTTGCGTCAACCGATTGCGCGACTTCCAGGTCAGCGTGATGTCGCCGATGATCGTGGAAGGCCGCGTTCCGTACGGAGCTCCGTTGACCTGCAGGCAACCCGGAGGATACGGTCGCGCCGCGCGCGAGCGCGTGGTGATCGCGTCGTAGCTCGCGCTTGCGATGGGGAATTCGCCGAAAGAATTTATCGGGAGCAGCTTCGCTTCCTCGGATCCGGCCACGGCGTAGGGAGCCTGCTTCGTCGTGCCGACGCCCTGCGAGATGAACCAAACGGTCGCGCCGGCGGCGTGGCTGGCGGGAACGGTGTCGCAGACGCCGCGCATGATCCCGGTGAACGAGTAGGTCCCGTCGATATTCGGGATCACGTTCTGCACGCCGATGATTTCCTCGTCGATGAGCGCGAGAAGCTTTCCGCTCACGACGTCCTGCGGACTGACGCTCGCGAGCGCGTCGAGGTCGACCTGGCCGGCGAGAGCGAGAGTGAAGCCGCTCGAATCGACTGCCAGCGTCGCGGCGGAGTACGCGGCCGAGAGAAGTCCGATGGGACAGAATCCGTTCACCAGATTGCCGAGAAAATCTCCAGCGCCCTCGTTCACCCAGATCTCGTAGCTCGTCGAAGTCCCGTCGCCGCGCGCGCACATCGCCAGCGCGAAGATGCCGGTCTGGTTGAAGTGGTAGGGCAGCTCGATGAGCTGCTGCGCGGCCGGAGCGAGCGGAGCTCCCAACGGATTGATCCAACCGGACGGCGGCGGCGAAACGAACGCGGCGTACTCGATGCCGAAGATATCCTCGACGGCATCGATGGTGATCTTCCCATCGAGCAGCTCGCCGTAGGCGATTCGCGTCACGCGGAAAACGATGGCGTCGATTCCGAGCGGAAGCCAGGTGAACACAAAACATCCGCCTGGGCGGAACTGCCATGCGGTCCGGTTGCAAACGACTTTGAGTTTGCCGAGCGGATAGGTGAGCGTCTTCAGCACGCGCGTGTTGACCAGCGCGGCTGTGGCCTCCTGCGAGATCCCGCGGAACTCGAGGGTCTGCGGACGGACCGTGTTGGTGATGGCGATGTTGGCCGGGTCGTACCCGGTCGCAATGCGGTCGTTGAAATTGTTCAGACGCGAACAAAATTTGATGTTCACCAGGTTGCTCGTCTCGGTCCACGAGCTGCGCGAAAAATCCGGCGCGGCGACCACGTTGGAGACCTCGAGGACCGGAAGCGTCTCCGCGTCGTAGTCGTCGCGCGCGAGCTTGAGCGTCCACAATCCGCTGGAAGGATCGGTGTACAGAACGCCGTCGATGTGCCGGCAGATCTCGCCAAGGAGCGGGTCGGCGGTCGCCTGGGTGTCGAACTGCATCGATATGCCGAGACCTTCGCCAGCCAGCACGACGGCGACGGCCTGGAAGTTCGCGGCATCGATGGTCGTCGGCAAAATTCCCAGACCGGAATCGATGTCGGTCATCAGGTCGTAAATGCCGAGCGCGGGATTGGCGTCGCCGTTGATGTTGGCGATGCCCACGCCCTGATTAAACGGATCCGGGCAGCGCCGCACGATGAACGCGAGCGGCTTCAGGTAGTTTGAGGTGCCCACGTAGAGCTGGCGGAAAACCGCGTAGCAGAGCTTGGGATAGGCCGGAGCGGTGAACGCGTGCTGCGTTTGCACAACGAACTGATCGCCCGGAGCGAACTGCGCCGAGCCGGTGTCGATCGTGACGTTGATCTGCGGCGAGGAAAAGGCCTGATCCGCCCAGCACGCATGCGAGCCGTCGGTGTTGGGCTCGGTCGCGGTGATATTTCCCGAGACGCTCCCGGTGACGGTGAACTTCATCTTCTGGTAGGTCCCGTCGCCGGAGTTGCCGTCGATGCTGTCGGCTGTGAACGTGATCGTTTCGTTTTTCGACGCGCTCCCGCCGGAGAGCAGCGTCATGGTGCCGTTGCCAGTGCCGGCAAAGGTGTAGCCGATGCCGAGCTGGTCCAGCACGACGCGGCCCTGCTTCGCCGTCAGATAGTCGTTCGGTTGCTGCGTGGGAACGCCGCGGTAGAAGTCGATCTCACCCGAGAGTCCGCCGGCGCCGCCCGGAGTGACGCCGCCGAAAAGATTGGGAGCATCCACCATGAGCTGCATGTAGTTCTCGCTGCCGGATCCGTTCGGGATCGGCGTAGCGATGTAGGTGACATCCTTTTTGTCCGCCTCGATCGAAAGCAGCAAGTCGACGGTACCCTTGCAGAGCGCGAACTGGACGCCGAGGTAATACTGGTAGCCCGTGGACTTCGCCATGCCGAGAGAAAAAATCAGCATCAGCAGACTCGGCTCGATCGGCTTGACCTTCAGATCGCCCCACCACACGGTGTTCCCGCCTTGCAGCTTCACCGTCCCGAGCACGACGGGAATCGCGCGTCCCTCCTCAGCCGTCGGAACGGAGAAGTCCCCGAGCGCGCTGGGCGCCGGTCCCTGTTGATGGGGAGCGAGCAGCATGCCCACGACGGTGGTGGCGACGAACATGAGAAGCAAAAGCCAGAAGAAGACTCACCAACCTTTAGCCGATACTCGCGCTCCCATCGAACGGATTGATTTCAGGGATGAGATCGAAGCCGAAAAAATTTGCGATGTTGCTGTACGTCGAGCATGCCGCGAACGTCAGCGCGCAACCGGCCACGCCCGAGATGGACTGGCCTACGGTCAAACCCGCGATGGGCGAGAGTAGCGTCACGGTCGCGCCGACCTGCGCCACAATCATCCGCTTGGCGTTGCCCCAGTTCAGGTAACCGCCCTGCAGCGAATCGGGAATCGAAGCGAACGCGGGGATCGTGAGCACCGTCCCGGTCGCATCGATCGCAGTGATCGTGCCGGCATAGGTGTGCTTGGTGAGGTCGATTCCGCATCCCGGATCGCCGAACACGTGACAGCACGGCGATTGATAGAGCTGCTTCGGGATTTTGTTCTGCAGCAAGTACTGATCGGAATTTGCCGTGAACTCACACTCGTCGGTGAACCTGGCGGAGTCGACCGTGCCGGTGAACAGCGCGACGGTCTCGCTGTCGCCGTAGTGCGAGCCGTAGACCAGCAGCGAAATGGGCGAAGCCGGAAGATAGGGAATGAACAGTTCTGCCAGCGGGTGATCCTTCGGAACGTAAACCTTGATCTGCCCGGACACAACTTCGTTCGACTGGTCGACTTCGCTGCGGCCGATGGTCGTGGGCGTGTAGACGTTGCCGAGGTAGGTGATCGGCTCGTCGGCGTTGGTGAGCGCGAACGAGATCCCGACTCCCTGAAACAAATAAAGTTCGTACGGTTGCGCGCCAGCTCCCTGTTGCTCGAGTGCGTCGTAGCTCATGACGGCAGCTCCCTCGGAACTTCCTCAAGCGAGAGCACGGACTCGGCGTGGTCGTTGGTGTCCCATTTGATCTCGGTGCGGTCGGCCCCGAGTCGGGCGAGAGTGAGAAACGAAATCATGGTGCTCCCGGCCGCGAACGCTTTCCCGGTCGGCGAGTCGAGCGTGAGAGTTTCCGTGCCGTCGTCGTTGGCGATGGAGTTGGTGACCTGGCGGTAGACGTTGCCGGATCCATCGATGGGGATGAACGCGATGAAGCGCCGCGCCGGAGTGGGAAAGAAAAACTGAGTGTAGAACTCCGAGTCGATGGTGATCGTCGGATCGGTTGCGCCGACGCTCGAGTCCAGCACGAGATCCTGATCCCACGTCGGGATCCAGAAATTATTGAGCTGCCCGAATCGCTTCAGGATGAACGCGCGAAACGTGGTGATGTTCGGATGGCCGTCCAACCACCACGGGAACGGATGCCCGACGATCGCGCTGCCGCCCTTGTCCACCACGGTGATCGGTCCGACTTTCGGGTCGATGGTAATCATCGAGCGCTTGTAGGTGCGCTCGAGCGTGGCCTCCCAGTTCGGCGCCAGCTCGAGAACATCGATGCCGAGATACTGAGTGAGCGAAACGACTGGAGCGGGAGCTGCCTGCATCGCTTCGCCGATGAACTCGAGGTCCACCTGATCGATTTCACTCGAGAAGCGCTGGACCTTCACGGAGTCCGGCAACCGCGCGAGAAACACCGGCATCACGAGCGTGGCCGGTGAAGCGCTCCATGCGAACTGCGTGGGCGAAGAAACCGTGACGGAGTCCGCAGCGACCTCCGAGACCGTGAGCGCCTCGAACAAATATTCGTTGACCCAGATGCAGACCAGGCCTCCGATCGCGAACAGGCGGTCGGCGGTGTTGCACGGGATGATGAAACTGCCGGCCTCGATATCCGCAGTGAGCGCGGTCGCGTCCGGCCACCAGGGAACTCCGTACGGCTGGTCCTGCCAGCCCCAGATGAGCGACTCCATGCCAGCGGCGTCGCGCGCATTCAGCGTGAGCGCGCGATAGCGCAACGCGCGCCGGGGAAACTGCCGCAAGCCGCGGCGTTGCTCGCTGTCGTCGTAGGCTTTCAGGACGTCGGTCAGATACTCGATCGATTCCGCCATGCCCTCGCTCCAATCGGGAGCGACGGAAAAAAGCGTGATGCGCGAGCCGGTGACCTCGACGTCGGCGCCGAGGATCCCGGAAAGAAAATTAAAAACAACATCGAGGTTAATCGCCGGCGCGCCAGCGCTCGGCACCGTGGCCTGGTAGATTCGAGAATCGAGCGCGGCGAAAACCAGAGGCTCGCCGTACGCGTCGTCGAGCGTCAGCCCGCCGCTACCGTTGATCGCAATCGACTCGAGCGTCTGGTCCGAATCCCGAAATGCGTTCCACACTTCGACCGGGAACTGCGTGGCGGTCAGAACGAATCCGAGTCCCTTCACGCGCGGGAGCACGATGACGCGCTCGAATAGAAGTCCTCCGAACATTTCGACGCGCTGGCCAGCGAGCGCATGGTGAGCGTGCGTGGTCGCCGGCGGCGCGCTGCTGGTGCCGCTGATCGCCGGACTTCCCATGCCGAAAGCGAGAGTGGTGACGGCGACGGTCGCAAGGATGTTGCTCGAGAGATTGGACGGCAAGATCTGCCCGGCGCCGAGAGCGCGGACCTCGCCAGCGAAATTCATCAGACGACCTTCTGGACGGCGAAGTTCGGAAACAGCTTGTAGGTGTTGGCGCCAATCGGATATTCCTCAGCGTCTGAAAACCCGTTGCCGACGGCGTTGGCCTGGAAGACGTTGGGGATGTCCCCGAGCAGAGAGAAGCCCGTGGTCGTGCCGTCACGCAAAACCCAGAGCAGGATCGGGAGAAGATTTGCGCGCCCGTCGAAGTCGCTGGTCTGCAAGCGCCAAAAATCATACGGCTGGTTCACGTAGCCGTTGACCGGGAACTGCCCTCGCGTCGTGAGTCCCGGCGCGAAGACCGATGAATCTCCGAGCTTGCCGGTATAGCCCCAGTTCGGTGTGGTCGTAGCGCTGCAGCAAATCCACAGGCCGGTGAACGAATCGACGTCGGCGCGAACGAACGTGCAACCGGCGGTGAGAGCGTCGGCGTTGCCGCCTGGACAGTTCGACGTCGTGGTGAAGCCGGGAATACTCCCAGTGGCAGGGAAGCCGGTCTGGAAGCCGGAGCAGCTCCCGAAAAAATAAGGCCCGCCGGTGTAAGCGCCAGCTTTGTTGAGCGACGGTCCCCATCCCATGACCTTGAACAGTCCGGCGGTCTGCTCGATCACAACCACCACGTTGTCGCCGCCTGCGTCCGTGAAAAAATAATAGTTCGAGAACGGACCTGCGGAGAGCGGCATGCCCACGCCGATAGGATTGACGCCGCCGGCGGCGATGGGAGCTCCGGTCACCTGATTGTTCCAGGCCTGGCCGGAATCGAATGCGGTCCCGGTGTACATGTCGATCGCGTAAGCCGGACCGTAACCCACGAGCCACGGTTGCTCGTTCTCAGCCGCGCGGAGATGGACGTAGTTTCCGTCCTTGTGCAGATGCGCGCGCCAGCCGGATCCTTCGGCCGCGCTCATATCCGAAGTCCAGCCAGCCGCCACGAGAAACGTCACGAGCTGCTGGACTGCATCGGTGCTGGACGTCGCGCTGCCATTCGCGTACATGTGTTCTCCCTCAGCTCAGTCGCACGGCGAAAAAATCGGACTTGGTGTTTCGGAATGCGTTCTGCACGACCAGATACTGGATCCCGCCGACGGTGATGGTGTTCTCCGCGCCCTGCGAGAACCCGGTGATCGCGTACACTCCCTCGAGTTCGCCATAGACGTTCGGCGTGTTGTCGCAGAGCACGACGGGCAGCATGGAGTAGCTGCCGTCGAGATTCGGGCGCCAGTCCCACGCCGCGATGTTGACCCATCCATACGGCCAGACTTTTCCGTAGGTCGCGTCAGCGGCGGACGTGCTGAACCCGCGCCAGATCCCCGAGGGCAACCGGAGCCGGAGCGAGCTGTCGGAGTCCGCGCCGAGGTTGAGCGGCACCGGCATCGGGAACGCGCGCATCTCGGGTCCTGCGTAGCTCCAGCGCCAGTTCGGTGATCCGACCGCAGGCTCGGCGGACGCGAACGCGAGGCTTCCGCCCACGATGAGCGGGTAGGGAAAAGTGCCGGGCGACATGTACGCCGAAAGGAAACCGAGATAGCAGGTCATGTAGACGCCGGAGATTTGCGCGATGACGATCGCGCGCCGCCCATTCGCAATGAACCAAAACGGAATCGTCGAGTCCCAGAGCGGTAGGACAGGCGACGGAAAAGCTTGTGAGTTCCCGCCCACGTATCCCGACTGCTGATCGAACGGACTGCCGGAATCGAAAGCGAGAAAGCCTCCGAGCCGCCAGTTGTAGTAATTGCCCGTGGGATCGAAAAAAGTCTGCGCGCCCACGAGGATCTGGTCGAGTCCGCCGTTGCCCGGAGCCTGCCAAATCATTTCCACGCCAGCGGTGCGGCGCATGGAGGTCCACGGCGGCGTGACGCTGAAGGTGAAAACATCGCCAGATGAAAACGCGGTGCCGCCTGCGGTGACGGTCAGATTTACTTTCGTCGAAACGAACGGCGTGCCCACGACGCCAGCGCCGAGAGCGCCGGACACCGAACCCACCACGGCGAACGCAGTCGCGCTCGAGAACGTGACAGTGATGACCTCGGCCACGCTTGCGGATCCGCCGAGCGCAGCGATGGTGCCGTTCCCCGCGCCGGTGAAAGACGGCGTGAGCGCCATCCCGGTCGACGTCAGAAACGAGTCGAGCTGATTCAACAGATCCGCGTAGTCCGTCGCGCTTCCAGTCAGGACTGACATTCGTTCCCCCTCAGCGAAGCATGCCGAGCAAGTAGCAGATGAGCACGATGAGCAGGACCGTTCCGAGGATCCCCAAACCGCCGCCGGCGCCCCAATTTCTGTAGCCGTAATACCCGCCGCCGCCGCCGAACAGCAGGATCAAAACAATAATCAGCAAGAGCATCTGCGTTCTCCTTTCACTGACTCCGAGACAGAGCTTTCCCCGCCGCCTTCGGATTGTTGGTGAGGTGCGTCAGGATGACTCTGCCGGCATCCTTGCTCGCGAGGTGCTGCAAGATCAAACCCTTGTCCAGCCCGATGCCGAGATTGATGCTCGAGGGCGAGCTCCCGCCGGCGGCGCCGACGAGTCCGCCCTCGGCGAATTTCGGCATCGCCAGATCCGCAAGCGAAGGAACTCGCAGGCCGCGGTTGATCGCCTCGAGGTTGTGGACGCCGAACGCGCTCACCGCGTCGGCCCTCACGATGTACTCACCAGGCGAAACGCGCGCGGGAACGGAATCGGACTTCGGACCTCCGCTCCCCTTGATGAGACCGCCCTCGGCCATTCCGCCGCCGCCTCCTCCTCCGCCTCCACCTCCCACGGATCCGCCGCCGGCAAAGCCGCTCGAGGCAGCCTTCAGCAGTTTGGTCATGATGAGCTGCAGCAACATCTTCTCGATGATTTTCTCGATGGACTGCACGACGCTGGCTGCCAGGCCCTCGAACTGTTGCGCAACCGTTTTCGTTCCTCTGCCGACCGTCTGGAAAAAATTCATGAAGTCGGAGGTCAGTGCGCCCTCGACCTGCGTGCCGAGCTGGTTGGAAGAAACGGTCAGGTTCTGAATCTGCTGCGTGGTGTTCTGCGCGGCGGCGATGTTGTCTTGGCTTCCCGTCTTCTGCGCGGCGGCGGCCTCGGCTGCGGCGTCGGCCTGCAGCAGCGGAAGCCTCGCCTTGATGAGTTCGTTGATCTGTTTTTCTTCCTCGATCGGCGACAGACCGCCGGCCTTGGTCTCGAGCTGAATCGCCTTCTTCTGGATCTCGAAGGCTTTTGTGTCCTCCTCCGTTTTTTTCTTGGCCGTGTCGTAGTCGGCGACGGCGAGCTTCAACTGCTTCCAGGTCTCGATCTCCTCGAGATTCGCGGTCACGTTCGGACCGCCGGCCTGCTGAACCTGGCGCGTCCGCGTGGCAGCTTCCGCCGTGATTTCCGCCTGCGCCGCCTGCGGTTTTTTCCCCTGCAGCTCCGCAATCTCTTTCTGGAACGCGAGGTGTTTCTGATCGGCTTCCAGTTGCGCCTTTTGCTGTTCCTCGTCGAGCGCTCCGATCTTCGTGCCGGCGGCGATATCTTTGAGCTGGATCTGCGTGTCCAGCTCGTCGATCTTCTGCAGCATGCCGAGCCGCTGCGCCTCGAGGGTGTCCTTCTGCTTATCGGTCGCGGCCGGATTTGCGGCGAGGGTTGTTTGGCGCGCGACGGTTTGAGTCAGCTCGTTCTGAACGTCTACTTTCTCCTTCAGCAGGATTTGTTTTTCGGCCTCGTTTTCAGCGATGACCTCGGTGCGCCGGCGCGCGTAATAATCCTTCAGGCTGAGCAGACCCTCGTCGTAGGCATGCTTATCGACTTGCGCTTGCTCGGAGGCGAGGGCTTTGTGGATCTCGAGTTCGTCCTGCATTTGCTTTAGCGCGAGACCGAGCTGGGCCTTTGACGTTCCTTCGTTCACCTCCGGCGTTGCGAGAGCCGGCTGTTTTTCCTGATCCTCCGGGCGCAACCGGGCAACCCGCGCGCGCGCGCGTGCGGCTTCCTCTGCGTCGGACGGGAAAAGATTCTCCATCGACTGCCGGATGTGGACACCCGCGTCGTCCCAGATCGCCTTCTGCCGCGCGGCGTTGTCGGCTGACTCGCGTTGCATGTCGCGCGTGCCGGCGTCGAAGGCCGCTTTTGCTTCGCCGAAATGTCCCTTCGCCGCAAGCGCGATGGCCTGGAACGAGCTGGTCGCGCCGATTTTCATCTGCGTCCACGTGGAGCTGACGTCGCTTCCCACGCCCACGATTTCCGCCGAGATGATCACGCCCATCGAAATGAAAGCGCCTGCGATGTCCTTGACTACGGTCGCCGCGACTTTCCCCATTTCCCTGAAGCCGTCTCCGCTCTTTCCGCCGATGTCGATGGACTCGAGCACGGCCTCAGAAACGTCGGAGATCGCCGGGAGCAGGCCGGCCTCGAACTGCGTCGCTACTCCTTTGCCGGCATCCTCGAGTTCCTGCATGGACGCTTTCGCCGCGCGGAACGAATCGGTGGTCGTCTGGTCCAGCAGCAAGCCGAGCCGCGAGGTCGCCTCGGTCGCCTTGTCCATTCCCTGCGCGGCCAGAGCATTCGCCACGAGAATCATTTCGGTGCCACCCCGCGAAAAGATGAGCTGAGCGGCATTCGTTTTTTGCAGGCTCGCCGTGTGCTTGCCCATCGCGGTCGCGAGCAAAATAATTTTCTGATCCGCGTTCAGCCCGAGGAACGACTTCGTGGTGATCCCGAGTCCGGCGAACGCCAGCGTCGCGGCCTTGCTGCCCTGCTCGAACTGCGTGATCGATTTCGCGGCTCGAATCAGGCCCTTGTCGACGGACTCGGTCGAGACGCCCACGTCGGCGGCGACTTTGTGAAA